ATAAGAAAAAAAACTCACAACAGCATGGGATTTTCTGACTACACACAACACCTATTAGCCCCTAGAGATAGACTTTGCTACACCATCAGAATTAGCACTTTTACTGCTACGCCCTGTTCCATGTTCTGTGGGAACTAAAGCCAACTTTAAAAACTCCATCAAGGGTAGAGTCGCCACACTCTCCGCAAGACAGGTATTGAGCCATCAATAGCAACACTGTCAGGACACTGGGTAAACGCACAAACTTTTGAAAAGCGGATTTTTCGTGATAGGGATTCCCAGTTTACCCTGTTCTGTTTGCTTCCTTGATACCTTGCATTGCTCTAGGCAACCCAAATCGTTAGTCTTTATTGCAAAGCCCAACTTCAAGGAAACTAGATGTCTCACTATGGGTGTTTTGGAAAGGGGAGTTAGCTACTGTTTCTTCGCTTTTTTGGGTCTCATCAATCCCTCAACGAAACGAACTATAGTTTATTGTGGGGTATCGTGTCAAGAAAAAAGTGTAATTATTTTCTACAAATGTTCGTGAACATATTTGTTGTTGCTTACGAAGTAAGCGTATAATAGACCTACAGTGATAGTAAGCACTATCAAAATAATTTTAAATATTAAGGAATTAATAGATAGATATGAGCAATAAAGACAGTAATAACAAGGACAATATAACTAACATATCAGGGCTTACTCCAAAGCAAGAGAAGTTCGTTCAAGGTGTCTTATCAGGTATGACAGCAAGTGAGTCATATCGCAACGCATATAGCACAGAGAACATGAAAGATAGTAGCGTATGGACAGAAGCATCAAAGCTAATGAGTAGCCCTAAGGTATCCCAAAGGGTAAAGCAGGGATTGAAGCGAAAGAATGAGTATGCTTCCACTACAGGGCTCTCCCTTAGACAGATGGTACTGGAACAGCTACAAAAGGAAGCACTGGATACAAATAACAATGAATCATCAAGAATAAGGGCTTTGGAACTACTAGGCAAAGTATCAGAGGTGGCATTATTCACAGAGAGATTAGAAACAACTACAAGCAATCAATCATCAGATGAGATAAGACTGGAACTAGAACAGAAGATACAGTCAATGTTTAATAAGTAAGTACTCACTATCAGGGAAACCCTTTTTGCATATGGATTTACCCCACCTACCCCCACCCACCCACATATAAAAAAATTGTGTGTATGGGGTACATACTATTTTGCACATATAATTTCATAATTTTCATAGGGGGGTACCCCTTTTTTATTTTCGGCTAACTTGCAGATTGCGTTTTTATAGGAATGTTCGTATAATGTTCTAGGGTCCCATACGAGGGGGGTATATATATTATGACAAGTAAACAATTAAAACTTTTAGAAACCATAGAAGAATACTGGGACGAGTTTGGTTGCGGTCCTAGTCTTGATGCTTTAGCTGACGCTTTAGGTTTATCCTCTAAGAGCACCATACACGCTATGCTACATAGATTAAAAGATGGTGGCTGGGTTACTATGCAACCTAATAGATGGCGTACAGTGATGAGCACTAGAAACAGTCCATTTAAAAAAGTTGAAAAAACTATTGACGAATCTGTGAAGGTATGAAACTATGTCCATAATAGGGTATATTGCCCCTAGTGATTTACTAAAGAGTAATACACTAGATTTTAGTTTATATAGTATTATTACTAGAGCTAGTAATATACTAGGTAGTTTTTGCGGTATCTTTATACTGTTATATTCATTATATTTACTCCTCTACTATTTACTTACTCCAGTAGAATTTAAAGGTGCCGCAATTTATGTTTGATATTGATAAGTTAAGCACACTGTCCCCTCAACAACAAAAAGAAGTGTTAGAGATAGTTGCTCGATATGAGTCTGCTAAACGCAGAGAGAACTGCTCTGATGACTTCATTGCTTTTGTGAAAGAAATGTGGGCTGCCTTTATTGAAGGTTATCACCATAAGATTATGTCTGATGCTTTCAATGATGTTAAAAACGGCAAGTTAAAGCGTTTGATTATAAATATGCCCCCTAGACATACAAAATCAGAGTTTGCTTCTTATCTATTACCCGCTTGGTTTTTAGGCTGCTTTCCACAAAAGAAGATAATCCAAGTGGCTCACACTGCAGAACTTGCTGTAGGTTTTGGTCGTAAGGTTAGAAACCTTGTTGGTTCTGCAGATTTTAAAAAAGTTTTTAGTGATGTGGGTTTGCAATCGGATAGTAAGGCTGCTGGTCGTTGGAATACGAATAAAGGCGGAGAATACTTTGCGATTGGTGTAGGCGGTGCTGTAACTGGTAAAGGTGCGGACTTGCTTATCATAGATGACCCTCATTCAGAACAAGAGGGACAAAGTAATGACCCTTCTGTGTTTGACAAGGTGTATGAATACTATACATCTGGTCCCCGTCAGCGTCTGCAACCCGGTGGTGCAATCATTATTGTAATGACAAGATGGCACAAACGGGACCTGACTGGGCAAATACTAAAGTCTTCAGCCCAAAGAGATGGTGCTGATGAATGGAAAGTTATAGAGTTTCCTGCGATATTGCCATCAGGTAAAAGTTTATGGCAAGAGTTTTGGGATATAAAAGAACTAGAAAAGTTACGAGCAGAGTTACCTTTATCTAAATGGTCTGCTCAATATCAACAAAACCCTACTGCAGAAGAATCTGCAATTATTAAACGAGAATGGTGGCGTGTCTGGGAGTACGACAATCCCCCACAATGCGATTTTATAATTCAGTCATGGGATACAGCCTTTTTAAAAACACAGCGTTCTGACTACTCTGCGTGTACGACATGGGGTGTTTTTTACCAACCAGACGATACAGGTGTAACACAGCCTAATGTAATACTCTTAGATGCGTATAAAGAAAGATTAGAGTTTCCAGAATTAAAAAAGAAAGCTTTTGAAATGTATAAAGATTGGCAACCAGAAGCTTTTATTGTAGAAGCTAAAGCTGCAGGTATGCCTTTAATCTTTGAACTTAGGCAAATGGGAATACCAGTATCAGAATACACGCCTAGTCGTGGTAATGATAAAATAGCAAGGGTTAATGCTGTTGCTGATTTATTTGCATCTGGTATTGTATGGGCACCTGAAAGAAAGTTTGCAGAAGAAGTTATAGAAGAATTTGCATCTTTTCCTGCTGGTGAACATGATGACTTAGTTGACTCATCAACCCAAGCATTAATAAGATTTAGACAAGGTGGGTTTATTCCTTTACACTCTGACGAAGAAGAAGAAGATTTACCGCCAAGAGAAGCCAATTATTATTAGGAGATTAAATGGCAGAAAAACCATTACAAACCCCAGAAAAAAAGTACAAAGATTCTCCTGTTGAAGTTTTAGTAACTAATCCTGATGAAGTTGCAATAGCAACAGAAGATGGTGGTTTAATTATAGATTTTGATGAAGGTGCTGAATTAGGCACACCAAACTTTGATGATAATATTGCAGAGTTTATGGAAGAAGCTGAACTACAGCTATTATCTAGTGAACTTATAAGTTATTTTAATGCAGACAGAGAATCAAGAAAAGACTGGGAAGAAACATATACTAAAGGATTAGACCAACTAGGTTTAAAAATTGAAGATAGAACTCTGCCTTGGCAGGGTGCTTGTGGTGTGTTTCACCCATTATTAACAGAATCTGTGGTTCGTTTTCAAGCTGAATGTGTCAGTGAAATATTTCCAGCCAAAGGTCCTGTAGATACTAAGATTGTTGGCGAAATAGATGCAGAAAAACAAGAACAGTCAGAAAGAGTTAAAGACTACTTAAACTATTTGCTCACAGAAAAGATGAGTGAATACAGAACAGAAACAGAAAAATTATTATTTAATTTACCATTAGCAGGTTCTGCGTTTAGAAAAATATATTACGACCCAAGTTTAAACAGACCAGCAAGTATGTTTGTACCTGCTGAAGATTTTGTGGTTAGCTATGGTGCATCTGATTTAAGCACTTGCGAAAGAGCAACCCATGTAATGAAAAAAGCTACTAATGATATTAGAAAGCTACAGGTTATAGGTTTTTATAGAGATGTTGAACTACAAACTCCTAATGATGAGTTAAGCAACATACAGTCTAAGTATAATGAATTAACAGGCTCTAGTCAGAGTTATGAAAACGACCAAAGACATACCATACTTGAAATGCAAGTAGAGCTTGATATACAGGGCTTTGAAGATAGAAAAGATGGTAAAGTAACAGGTATAGCCTTACCTTATGTAGTAACTTTAGATTATCAATCTGGAACTATATTAGCTATTCGTAGGAATTATTTAGAAGATGACCCTATGAAAAAGAAAAGAGAACACTATGTTCACTATCAATATTTACCCGGATTAGGTTTTTATGGCTTTGGTTTAATACATTTAATAGGCGGTATATCTAAATCTGCTACAAGTTTATTAAGACAGTTAGTAGATGCTGGTACATTATCTAATCTTCCGGGTGGTTTAAAATCCAGAGGATTAAGAATTAAAGGAGATGATACTCCTATTATGCCCGGTGAATTTAGAGATGTAGATGTACCCGGTGGGGCTATCAAAGATAATATTACATTCTTGCCTTACAAAGAACCATCAGGAACTTTATATACTTTGTTACAAAACTTAGTAGAAGAAGGCAGAAGATTTGCTTCACTAGCTGATTTAAAAGTATCTGATATGAGCAGTCAGGCTCCTGTAGGTACTACATTAGCTTTACTAGAAAGGTCTTTAAAAGTTATAGGTTCAGTACAATCAAGAATACATAACTCTATGAAACATGAGTTAAGAATATTATCAAGAATAATATTTGATTTTGGTCCAACAGAATATCCTTATCAAATACAAGGTAGAGAACTTTTAAAAGAAGACTTTGATGGCAGAGTAGATGTCGTTCCTGTATCAGACCCTAACGCTTCTACTAAGGCACAAAAAATTATGCAATATCAAGCAGCTTTGCAGTTATCGCAACAAGCTCCTGAAATGTATAATATGCAAGAGTTACACAGACAAATGTTAGATGTATTAGGTATTCAAGACGCAGATAAGATTGTACCTCTTGAAACTGAAATATCACCGACTGACCCTGTATCAGAAAATATGAATATGCTTAATGGTAAACCTGTTAAAGCCTTTATTTATCAAGACCATGAAGCACATATTAAAGTTCATATGTCTGCTATGGAAGACCCTAAAATGAGAGAAATGGTTGGTCAAAGTCCTAATGCTAATAGAATTATGGCTGCATTTACAGAACACATAACAGAACACATTGCATTTCAATATCGTAAAGAAATTGAAAAACAACTTGGTGCTCCACTACCACCGCCTGATGAACCGCTACCAGAAGATATTGAATTGCGTTTATCAGAACTGGTATCAGCAGCAGCTGAAAGAGTATTAGCTTCTAGTCAAGCAGAAGAAAGAGCACAAGAAATAAATGAAAAACTAGAAGACCCTGTAATACAACAAAGAGAAAAAGAGTTAGCTATTAAAGAAGCTGAAGTACAAAGAAAAATGAAAGCAGATGCTGAACGAATAGCACTTGATTTAGAAAGAACAAAAGCAAATCAAGAGATAGAAAAAGAAAGAATAGCATCACAAGAAAGAATAGCTGGTGCTAAAATTGGATATGATGCTGCATCAGATAATGCAAAAATATCTAGTAAAGAACGCATAGAAGGTGCTAAGATAGGCAAAGATATAGC